TTGCGCCTGGCCGCCTGGGGCGCCGGAAAAGCCAACGTACCCGGTAAATACCATAATAGGCCCGCCAACGCCAAACGTAAACCTAAACGCCCTTTGAGCCTGTAAGTCAGATGCTTGTTTTAAAGCAATCTGCCCCGCGTCCGTAATGTCCCACTGTTGATCCATAGCGTAAGCTATCGGGTTTGCTGCGTCTGGAATTTGTGACTTTTGGTTGACGTGAATTGTGGTCGTGTCGATAAAACCAAAATCGCCGCCGCTTGGATTGACTGTTGTTGCTGTAGTAACTGACGTTCCAAACGTGATGGCCTGCGCCGTTCCGCTTGTGAAAGTGTCAAAATCAAGCGTACTAATGCCAGTTCCGCCGGTTGCATCTTCAAGCTGGAACGTATCTGTTGCCGTTGCTGCAACCCGAAAAACTCGCCCGTCTAGCTGATACATGCCCTGCACAGAGAGCACGATATAAGTTCCGTTTGGTAGCGCGTGACCGGCTGATGTAACAATGCCCGGCGCTGCTTTTGTGATGCCTGTGATTGTTTTGGATGTGCCTAATGCTGATTGCATATCCACGGCCACTTTTGACCATTTTCTTACTTGTGCCATTTCTTTTACCTCTGATTAAATTGGGTTTGATTCTGTCGTGTCGTAAATTATTTGATAAGTCAGTTCAGCCGTATGTATCTCTGGCTCTTCTTCATCGAAATTGAAGTTTGTACTCTGCAAAAGGCAATCTATCCCGCCAAAATTACCCACCATGCCTGACTCGACTAAAAGAGCGGCAGCGTCCATGTCTCGTTCTGGCTTTTCATCATCTGCGGCACCTCGAATCCATGCGGTTATTGTGATCGATAAATTGCGTTCCTGCGGTCGTGGTTGATTGTGTATCGTTAACGTTTCAACAGTTTCCGAACCTGCATATATCGTCAAACACGGCCACGCTGCCCGTTTTGGCGGTATGCGTTGAATCCAAACCCCGCCAAAACCGTTAACGGTTTTAAGCTTTGTCTGTATCGCTTCTAAAATCGCGCGGCGTTTATGCACTAAAAGAATTCTCTATAATCTGTGTGGGGTAAAAGTAATTGCATTGCGGCATGTGGGATTGTTAGCGGCCTGATTCCGCCCTCGATAGTCCCCTGGAAAACTTCCCACTGTCCCACGATAAATTTAATCGCATCTCTAATCGCTTCAGGTACTTCTTCACTTTTTGCTCCATAGCCTGCAATATACTCAATTTGAACAGCGTTTGGCCGTTCGCGCACATAAGGCCATGAGTAAGCATATGCTGGCAATAGTACACCGGCAATGTGATCAAGCTCATAATTTGCCGCATTTATTGTTTGCTGTATGCCGCTTGTATCGAGATATTTAACTGAGACAATTGAGCTGACACGACCTTTTAACGGCATCACATCATCAAATTTATCAGCATAACCAACGACCGTTTGATTGATGATATATGAGCGCGTGTAATATTCGACCATTTCGCGCGCGGCTCTAATTCTTGCTGAAATTATTGTATCGCGTGATGTATCAGATGCTTGCGTTATACCCAACTGTGCACGCATCTCTGAAAGGCTAACAGGCTCAACTGATGGCTGAGTTTTAACTCGATGTCTGATCATGTCGGGATCGTTAAATTAGGTTTAACAAAAAATTCATCGATATTTGTTGACCATCTGCCTGTTGATAAAACGACAATTGCTTGCGCTTTCCACTGCCCCGATTCGTCTATATCCTCGCTTGCTATCGTGTAAGTCAAAATGCCGTCTGTGCCGTCAGTATCAAATGATGCCGTTTTCAAAATAGTCGAGCCATCGGGCTTTTGAAGAATGATCTGCTTTGTCGTTGCTGTCGATATATCCACAATCGGCGTTAAATCCTCACCGTAGTCATGAATTGTAAACTTTAGGACTGTTCCAATGTCGCCAACTTGTATCTCTTTATCCATCAAAACCCCATATCAAAATCAATACATTTATGAATTCTTGCATCAAATCCGACTTTCTTTGTAATGCCCACATCAAAATACATTATATCGCTGTGTGGCTCAGTGAGATAAAGTGCGCCTGTGCTAATCGTATTATTTTGAAGTAAATTGCTTCCTGTTAGTGCATAAACAGTTGAAACGCTGCCGGTTGATGCAGTGTTTTCCTGAATTAAATCGTTTCCTGTTAACAGCGACTCAAATGTTATCGCTCCGGTGCTAACATCGTTGCTTTGGCTTGCATTGTTTCCTGTTAATTCATAAGTCGTTGATACCGCGCCGGTGCTTGCAGTATTGACTTGAGCACAATTATTACCGATTAGCTCAATCGCGCCTGCGACAGCAATTGCGCCGGTCGATGCTTCGTTTGTCTGCGTTAAGCTTGCGCCTGATAGCGTGTAATCGGTTGCTATTGCGCCCGTGCTTACTGCGTTTAATTGTGTGCAATCATTACCGGCTAAATCAAAAGATACTGATACCGAACCGGTGCTTGCTGAGTTCGCTTGTGCCGCATTGTTACCGGTTAGCGTATATGTCGCGGCAATCGCGCCTGTCGATACTTCATTGCTTTGCGTGCAATTTGATCCGGTTAATGCGCTTGCTCCGCCAGCGGCGACAATCTGAACCCAACCAAACGGCGTAACGCGGCTAGTTGTTGCGGTTTCGTCGTATTGAAGCCAGCCGCGCGGCGTAACTCTTGATTTCACGTTCTAAGCTGAGGATCAATATAAATATAGGATTCGCTGGCAATAGCAATGCCAACTCGGTAGCGGATCGCGCCCACTTCTGCGGGTGTAATCGATCCAATTTCAAGTTTCATTTTGTTGTTTGTCGAATTTAGCCCGGTCCAGGATAGGCTGCTACTGGCTTGATTTTCCGGGGTGCCAAGCAAGGCAACACGATCCGTATAAGTCGTCAGGATATTGCTGCCGCTGGTGGTTTTTGCTTGCACTTCGAGCCAAATTTGCGCGTCGGTGAACGGCGTAGCGCTAAAGTCGCGGGCTATTTCGATGTATGGCGTAATTGCTGATGTGGCGTCATTTAGCCAATCCATCCAAGGCGTATAAAATGGATTTTTGTCGTTGCATTCTGCTGAAGTTATGACACGCCAGCCGACATTTCCGCTAATGTTTCCGTCGGCATAGCGAACATTTGATGTCGCCATGTAGCCGTAAGCATTTTGATACTGTGCATTGATGTGGACATCACTTACTGATGAATCATTTGCCCAAACTTCACTTGAGGCCAGCGTTGCCGGTGAGGTTGCCGCGCGGACGACTAACCCATTTACGTGGGTGCCGTTGTTAAAGCGCACCGTTCCTGGTGAACATATCGAATCAGCAGCGACTAAAGAGCAAGCTGTAGTAAAACGAGAAACATTATAATTACTTATTTCAGCCGACGCGCCCGCTCTTACCGCAGAATAGACGCCGTTTAACGAAGTGCCTGAATCAGATGTAAAATCCAGCCCGTCTACTTCAAGCTTAGCGCCAAACCCCTCAACGCGTTGCGCGGCGTTACCGATTCTTAACTTTAAATTCTTGAACCGCACGGCTGCGGCGGCTATCGCGTTTGATGTGCCAACGCGCAACACTTGCGCACTACCTGTACCCAATAGCGCCGTAAAATTGTCGTGCTGATGATCGGCACCGCCGGTTGATTGCCCAAGTGTAAATTGGGCATTGCCCGTGCCCTCGCCACGAAAACATAGCCCTCGCGTATAAAGCCGCGTATTACCAGCAAATAGTATGTTTCTAAAAGCGCTATTTGAGCCGATGTATCCGCCAGCGGCATACATGTCAGAGGGTAAACCAGTTGAAAAATCGATCACTAGCAAGCTGCAATCGACTGTCGGCGTCCATGTCAGTGTTACGCCTAAATTCTCTTGAGAGGCATTAGCAAGAAATAGCCTATCACCATCAGTAGTTAAAGCTGCTAGCGCCGTAGCTATAGATGAGAAAGGATCAGATTCGCTTCCGTCATTCAGCCCTGATGCTTGGGCGTTATAAAAGAAATCAGTCATTTTGCCGCCCGTGCTGTCTCAGCAGCTTCGACGCGCGGCTTAAATCATTCAAGTAAGCTTGTTGGCAATGGCCACGCCCGAGAAAAAAATCTATCCACATTTCAAGATCATACCAGCCGCAGCGGTATGCGCGGCCGGATACCGATTCGTCACACTCTCCGTTAAAAATCGCGACATTCAGCAAGCCCGACATGCCATCTAAAATCCTTACAATGCGGTAGCGTTTCATCTATCCCCCTAAGATTTCAGCGGCTCTTCCGGTTCCGATTAAGCCTCGTGCTTCATGCAAATTCACTGTGGCAATAGTTAGCGGGTGGTTAAGGTGCACATTTTTGACATCTTTGTAATAATCGATGCCCGCCGTAATTTGTGCTTTTAGCTCATCAGAAATGTCGGGATCATGCAAATAAGTCGCGTAAAAGTAGCTCACTTTCGCCTGCTCTTCTGCCGTGTACAAGCTGCGGAATTCATCTTTTGCAAGCGGGATGCTGAAGTTCAATGCTTCTTGTCGCTCAGCTTCGCGTCTGTCGATTTCCGCGCCTAAATTTTCGGCCCGCATCGATAAAACGGAAGCGGTGTCGAAATTTGCCGCGGCGTCGTAGTTGATCATGTACTCACGGCCGTTATGATCTAAGTGCCGTTCCACGACATGAATCAAGCCGTTCCCCTCGTCGCTGATATCCGAGATTTGACTGCTGACTATAGGCATTTGTCTAAACCTTGTTTGAAAAGAAAGTTTTAAATTTCATCGTCGTTGCTTTCTTCATCTGATACAGCTTCTTCAGCTTTATCAATCCGGACCGCACTTTTAAAATCGGTATACTGATCCTCAAGACACTTGCGGTATTCCGCTTTGGTTTTGGTTTCCGCGTTGCACATGCGGTCAATCTGTCTCAGCGCGGTATCGACCGCGCAACCGGATTGCAAGATCAGCACAGCCAGCAAGGCAAGTGCGGCAAGCATAATTGCACCGGAACGCGTACTAAATAATTTGGTTTTCATTAGCATGATTACTCCTTATGTCGGTTGATTGCTTGTGTAAACTAGCGCCGGAAATGTAACGGGACCAACGCCGCTTGTTAGTATTATAGCGCTCGCCTCTTCTGTCACGAAAAGAACTTCACTGTTTACTGTATCTAAAAAAGCAAAGTGTGTAGGATTCCCTGATTCATTTGCAGTTGTATCTTGCAGACCTGTCCCTAATGTACATGTCCTTGCAGCCCCTGCCGATCCTGCAAGCGTAAAATCCGTACTGGATACAGTTATCTCAGCAAGGATATTTGATCCGCCTGTAACCGTCGCGTAACTGTCGCCGGATGTGTATGCCAAAATTGCCGCAACTTTGTTGCAATTTGTTTTTATGTATGCAATGCCATTATCCAAAACGTCTGCATGTGCCCATTTAGCCATTATTTAAACCCCGTTTAATTAGCATTAAAATATCTTGTTTGATGCGTTCGACAAATACGAAGCAAATAGCGATTATGATCGCAAATAAATTAGGCATTTTCGTTATCCACTAACGTTTTTACTGATTTTTTTGCTGTTTTCGTCTGTTTTTCAGGTTTAGTCATGGCATCAACATACTCAGCAACTTTAAGATCATCAACTAAATGTCGTGCAATCACATTGGAAACATCTCTAATGTCGCCCTGTGTCGCTTCTTTTTGATCAGAAACATTAACAATGACATTCTTGATTATGCGTATTTTTACCATGTCTAAACCTCAAAAATAGGCATCCTTGCCCATAAAATCCTATAAAAACTATGCCGGCGTGAGATCGCCAGCGCGAATTGCCGCCGGGATTTCAATAGCCAAAGCCAAGCGTCTTTCAGCACGAACGGTTACCAAGTTCTTTTGGAAGTTGTCTCCGTCAGAATCGCTTAGTTCAACAACGACACCTGACCGATTGTGAATAATGCCAGCTTGATTGAAAGCACCAACAGCAAAAGTATCAGCCGTGACGCCGATTGAAGGAACAATGGGAATACCTCTAAAACGAGTAACGCCCATTGAATCAACTGCAAGCGCCTGAATGCCGTTTGAAGTAGTCACCATCGCATCAATGTCAATCTGAGCGGCATCAGCCGGGTTCATGATGATTGCATCAGGCATATATCCGGCAGACCATAAATCGGCCATGATTTTTCTGATCAAGACCAACTTTTTCAGCACTGAACCGAGCGCTGCGTCTGCGTATCCGTGTGCTGTAAAATTGCCGGTATCAAAAATACCGCTGATGTTTGGCGCTGTACCGTCTCCGACAGCAAGCTGAGTCTCAACGCGGCGATTAACGCCGTAAACCATGCGGCTATTGACATAAGCTGCTAGTGCTGGTGCATCTGCTGCAAGCTGCTTTGAGATTTTCAACCAATGCGCAACTGTCGAAATCGGCATATTGACCAATGACCAAGTCAAAGCGGATTCCGCTTTTGCTGCACCTTCTGATGCCTCAGCAGCGGAATTTGTAAAGGATGCCTCTTTTGTAAACTCTACCGCGTTTGAAGTTGTTGGCGCTGAAGGAAACAAGCTTTCAAGCGTCAGCATTGGGAAATCACCAGGGACAACGCCAGGCTTCCTGTCTGGTGCTACGTTGGTATCGGAGCCAACGAGCGTATTGTTTTGCACTTCGACACGCGCACGCTGTGCACCACCGCTTACAAAATTATCGTATTGCTGAGACTTGATAAACTGACGGCCCCATGAATTATCTAAATCCTGAGCAGAACCACCACCGCTCACGCCTTTTTGCTCTAACAGCAACAAACGGTCTGCAATTTCTCTCTGTTTTTCGCCAAATGCGTTAATGGCGTTCTGTGTTTCATTTGAAACTTTGCCGCTTTCAGCAATTTCTTTTGCTGCCTTATCCGCAAAGTCGTTAATTTTATTTTCAATGGCATCAATTTTTTTGCCAATCTCTAAAGTGTCCATTAAATAAGCCTCTCTGGAAGTTTGAATGTGTCGAGTCTGTTAGATAACTCAATTAAGTTTGTGTCATTTTGCGCTTCAGACTCTCTCTGAAACAACCTTCTTGACGCGGCAACAATCACTGTTGCTTTTTCTCTTGAAACTCCTGACTCTCTCACGAATTTCTCTAGTTCTCTTTCATTTTCAATGCTTTTTATGCCGTTTTCACGCATAAAAGGCATAGTTTTAAAGTGATTTTCAAACAAATTAGCGTTGTTTTGTACGCCAATTTTGCCTGTAATATTGTCGATAAATCCGTAATCTAGCGCCTCTTGTGCGCTCATCCATGTTGATTCGTTCATCAATTCCGTGACTTTTTCGACTTCCAGTCCTGACTTTTTCGAGTAAATGTTAACTGTTTGCTTTTCCATCTTCTCCATTAAATCGGCCATCTCCCTTAATTCGTCTTTTTCGCCATACGCGCCGCCTTGCGCGTTGTGGATCATCAAAAAACTGTCCTCTGGCATTTCAATATAATCTGAGGCCATCAAAACCGTTGCTGCCGCGCTTGCGGCCAACCCGGTTACGCTTCCGTGCACTGTCGCAGGGTGATGTTTTAACCCGTTGTACATTGCAAAGCCATCAAACATATTTCCACCTGGACTATGGATATTTAGTTTGATCAGACTTGCCGTGATGTTACGCACATCGTTTAAAAAGTCTCTTGCCGATACGCCATAAAGCCCTATTTCGTCTTCAACACTTATAGTTGCCGCGTTGCTTTTGTTTTTGATTGAGTACCATGATTTCATTATTGCCTCACAGGTTCGTTAAATTCGCCGCCGCCCGTGCTTACTGTTTGGCCTAGCTTGTCCACTGGAATTAGGTTTGACTGCGTTGTAAAAGTTTCGCCGCCGTCGTAAGCTGGCATATTTTCATACTGACGGCACTCATTACGATTTAAAACGCCATTTTGAACGCCTTTAGCGTAAATTTCCATTCGGTCTTTTAATGATGATCTCAGCAACCCATCCATATTGAACTCAACGTCAAGCTTGATTCGTTCTGCCGGTGTCATAATCCGATGCCGTATCGCTTGCTCGATGTTTACAATGATCGGTCTAAGTGTCAGTTTTTCAAACGATTCTATGATCTCACCGGCTGATGAT